AGTTGACTATAAAATTCATTATAATCTTTTTCTGTCCAATCTTCTTGAGGTGCTTGTAATCTTTTAGCACCTAACGCTTTTTGAGCGTTGACTAACTGATCAGCTAAAGCTTCAAACGATTTAGTGTTTGAAATCGTTTCGTTACTTTTTAAATGATCAGGTAATTTTTCTAATAAACTTGAATACGGATTTTCATCCGAAACAGCTTCTTGTGGTTGACTAGAAGAAATATCAGAGCCTAATACTCCTGATGGTTCTTCTGTTGTGTTGACTTCTTCTTCAGACATTGTTTTCTTCTTCTATTTTATTTATTATATATTGCGGATCGTCTTGACCCAACAAAGACAAAAAACTCATGGCTAAGCGTCTACGTCCTTCACATTCTCTTAGTTTATCAACATCGCTGTGAAATACAGGTTTAGTAACGTGGCACTCTCTAAGTAAAATTTTAAAAAATCTTCGACCTGGCTCTGTTTCTAGTATAGCCAACAGGTCTTCTCTAAGCTTCCGTTTTTCGCGAAGCTTGCTAATAGTGTTTATTTTATCCATTATATGTTCAGTAATCCACCTACACCTTCAGGGTCAGCTTGTTTAGCTTGAGCTATATCTTTGATAGCTCCTGACACTTGTGGTGCGGCTTGCATTTGTTGCATCTGCTGTTGTTGTTCAGCTTGCTCAGCCTTTAAAGCTTCTAGCTCCTCAGCAGATTTTATAACTGCAGGATCTATGTTTCTATACTTAGCATAGCTTTCAAAAAGTTTTTGTTCATTCAATGCTTGCATTACCTCAGGCTGTACTTGTGCTAAAGGTGCAATATCTTTCATAAACGCACTTATGTCAGCTAATCGTGTAGCAAATTGAGATTGTGAACTTGGACTAGAATAAGCTATTTCAAGAGCTGAACCATCTAACGATGTTGGTCTCTCTGGTAACTGATCTTGTCTAGCTAACAACTCAAACGTTGCTTCGATAGCAGGGCTTAAATACTCAGACTCCATTCTGTTTAAAAGTGGCGCTAATTGATTTAACATCTGACCACGAACATCTTGAATCTCTAAAACACTTTGACGTTCTTTCTTCTCTTGTCTTATAATCTGATCAACAAAGAACGCACGATTAACTGATTCACGATACATGCGAATCATTTCCATTACATACTGTGGCTGATTGCCAGCCATAATAGGTGATGGTTTCTCACTGCCTGGCTCGTGGAACATAATCTGTCTAGAGCCATACTTCATCGGAAGCATAATACTATCTTCTTCAGCAGTAAGAGTTGGAAAATTCAAATACTCAGCAGAAGTCAATGCTTCTTTCACCATCTTGTTAAGTGCACGTATCTGCGATAAACAAGAGAATGCTGGTCCACGTCCGTAAACTTCATCAGCAAGCTTAGACCAACGTGGTACTAAAAATGTAAAATAACTTGAGCCACTTTCTAGAATGGGCTCAGGCATTTTAGGGCACCAGTATGTTACTGTATACTTACGTCCCTTTCCTATACGGCTACCTTTTTTAGCCGCTTTATCCGTGTTAGGATAAATGGAATAAATTAATTCGTATTTACTATGAACAGAATCGTTTGGATTAAATCCACGCATGTCTTCTATTCCAGGAAACGCCTGCATTAGTTGACGTGCTGTTTTATAACAACGATAATGTACTGTGTCTACTGTTCCATACTGATCAGTGTCAAAAAATACATCAGCTAATGGACGAGATCTAAAATTTATAACACCATCTACTTCAGAAATCTGAACTGGTGATGTACCATATGCACCAATATCTAGAAAACATTCGTGTGATGAAGAATAAAATTGAGACTGCGGTAATGAAAACTCATGTAATATTCTGTCTTCACAACTTTGTAAAAAAGTTAACTCATCTGGAGTCAACGTTCCTTGCGGTCTGTTCTGCACCCTAAGATAAAACCATCTATCTGATTTAGGTACAAGATTTGCCGCAAGCCCATTAGCAAACATTTGATTACACCACACCGCTGTATCATCATACAACTCTTTAGACCCATCGTCTTGTTTAGTTGTATGACCGTGATCAAACTTATTTGAATTAGGACGCACATACTTTTGCGAATCCTTAAACATACTATCAAGGTTAGACCTTAACAGTTTAAGTTCTTCATAACGTTGAGCTAATGCGGTGATATGACTCATTTATACAAACCAGATCCACTACCTAATTTAGTAGTAGTAGCAGCTTTCTTACGAGAAGCTAACTTAGATCCAAACATACTTGTAAAAAAGTTTGCAAACGACACTGCTCTACTTGGTGCTTTTGCACGAGCAATTCCTCTACGTGCTGTAGGAGCAGGAGGTGGAGGAGGCGCAGCTGGTGGTGG